TGCCTATGGCACTAAATTAGCCGTTGATGGGGTCAAATCAGCGATTGAGGATGAACAGGCACAGTTAAGGTTGGCTGCTGCTCTACGCACCGCCACAGGGGCTACTGATGCCCAAATTAAGGCTACTGAGGAATATATTCGTTCAACTCAATTAGCAACAGGCATAACCGACAATGACTTGAGAGCATCGTTCCAAAGATTATCGGTATCAACAAAAGATACAACTCAATCACAAAAACTGCTTAACCTTGCAATTGATATATCAAAGGGAACTGGAAAAGAACTCGGCACAGTTGTCGAAGCATTATCAAAAGGCTACGAAGGGCAAGATACAAGATTAGTTAGACTTGGCATTGGTATAACTCAAGCCGATGCTAAAGCAATGGATTTTACAGAAACCACTAAGGTATTAACTAACCTCTATGGTGGTGCAGCAGCTGCAAACGCTGAAACATTTCAAGGCAGAATTGATCGATTAAAGCAAGCATTTTCTGAAGCGCAAGAAGAAATTGGTTATCGATTACTTCCATTTGTTGAAAGATTTGTTGATCTTATTGTCAATCAAGTAGTGCCTAAATTACAAGAGTTTGCTAAATACTTTGATCCAATTAAACAAGCCATCAAAGATAATCAAGAAGCATTTGACGCATTTGGTCAATTTATAACTAATGTAATTATTCCAGTTTTAGTTGTTGGCTTAGGCGCAGCATTAAAGACTGTTGGAGTTATTGCCGGTGGAATTGTTGATATTATCGGCAAAGTTATATCTGCAATTCAAACAGCTGTTGATAATGCCATATCAGGAATTAATCGGTTGATTAATGCTTACAATGCAATTCCTGTTTTGCCAAACATTAGCACAATAGGTTCATCAACTTCTGTTGGAACTCCATTCGGTCAAGCTGCTTCTGCTGTGGCTAATGCTCAACCTGCTACCGCTGCTCAATTAGCAACAGGTGCTGCGAGGGCTGGAACAACTGTTAATAACATTACCGTTCAAGCGGTAGATTCTGAAGGTGCTGCTAGAGCCGTTGCAAAAGTATTAAACAACAGCGCATCTAGATCAGTTCCACAGCTGTATAACAACGGCATCAAGGGCGGATAATGACTGTATTTACTCCCGATTGGAAACTCACAATCAATGCGGTGGAATACACAAATGTTGCAATATCTGACATTGCTCATCAGGCTGGTCGTGAGGATATTTATTCCCAACCAAATCCATCTTACATTCAAATTGAATTGGTTGCCCTAAATAATGAAAACTATAATTTGCAAATCAATGATGGGATAACTTTACAAGTCAAAGACAGCACGAACACTTATCGAACTTTATTTGGTGGGAACATCACAGACATTACAACGGAAGTTGCAACCGCAAGCAGTATTACAGAAACCTTTACTTATACAGTTTTGGCACTAGGCTCATTGGCTAAATTGCCAAAAGTAATCTATAACGGAACATTGGCTAAAGATGATGACGGCGATCAAATCTATGAATTGCTTTCAGAGTTATTCTTAAACAATTGGAATGAAGTGCCAGCAGCTGAAACTTGGTCTGGCTATGATGCAACAACTACTTGGGCAAATGCTGAAAATCTAGGACTTGGCGAGATTGATCGCCCCGGAGTTTATGAACTTGAAAATCGAACTGCTGATCCTGATACGACTTACAACATTGCAAGCCTAATTGCTAACAGCGCACTTGGTGTTTTATATGAGGACAATCAAGGTCGCATTTCTTACGCTGACACAACCCATCGACAAAATTATCTTGCCACTAATGGATATACAGAGATTTCAGCAAATACGGCTATTGGCGCAGGACTAAAGGTTTTAACTAGAGGCGCAGATGTTCGCAACGAAATTATCCTCAATTACGGCAACAACTATGGATCACAAAAAACCGCAATCGACCTAACAAGCATTGCAACATTTGGTTATCGAGGTGAAACCCTCAATACAGTTTTGCACGATGCTACTGATGCACAAGCTGTGGCTGATCGTTTTATTTCTCTAAGATCCTATCCAAGAGCCTTATTTGACAGTATTACATTTCCATTGACTAACTCAGCAATTGATGATTCTGACCGAGATGCCTTGCTGCAAATCTTCGTTGGTCAGCCAATGCGAATAACAGACTTGCCTGTTCAGATAGCCCCAAACGAACAATTTGAGGGTTATGTTGAAGGTTGGCGTTGGAGCACTAGATTCAACGAATTATTTTTAACCATAAATTTGAGCCCGATTGAATTTTCTCAAGTAGCAGTTGCTTGGGATCAAGTATCAGCCTCAGAGGCATGGAACACTTTATCCGCTATACTAACATGGGAAAATGCGATTGGAGCAGTAGCATAATATGGCAACAACTACAAATTATGGATGGACAACGCCAAACGATACTGATTTGGTTAAGGATGGCGCAGCTGCTATTCGCACGCTGGGTTCGTCTGTTGATACGACCACTAAAGCGTTAAACCCATCAACAACTCTTGGCGATATCGAATATCGATCATCAACAGCAAACACAAACACAAGACTTCCAATTGGAACAACTGGTCAAATTTTATCTGTTGTTGCCGGAGTTCCAGCATGGGTTGCAAATGATGTTGGAGATATTACAGAGGTGCAAGCAGGAACAGGAATTTCAGTTGCATCCGGAACAGGGCCAATTCCAGTTATAACAAACACAGTTGCAACAACAATTGATGCTAAAGGTGATTTGATTGCAGGAACAGGTGCAGATACTTTTGCAAGATTAGCAGTTGGAAGTAATAACCAAATTTTAGTTGCCGATAGTTCAACGGCAACAGGATTAAAGTGGGCTGCTCCGGCAGGTGGTGGAAAAGTTTTGCAGGTTGTATCAGGCACTTATGCAACCCAAGTAGTTATTGCATCAACTTCATATGCTGATACAGGTTTGTCTTTATCAATTACACCTACATCAGCGACAAGCAAAGTTTTAGTTCTAATAACTCAAAACGCTGGTGCTTCAAGAGCCGTTGCAGATATTGGCTATAACACTCAATTACTGCGTGGTGCAACAAGTTTGCAAGAAATTATTGATGTAGATTTAAGCAGTCTAAATACTCAATCCGCAGTTTCTTTTTCCTATTTGGACAGTCCTGCAACAACATCATCCACCACATACAAAACGCAAGGCAAATGCACAACAACTGCTAACAGCGCAAGTGCGTTTTATCAAATAGGTGGAGTTCTATCAACAATCACATTATTAGAAATAGGTGCATAATGGCTACAAGCATTGAAGTGTTAGGCATGTTAATTCCTAATGGTGGTTATATTCAATCAGGAGATACTTTTGAAGGCATTGAGTTCATTGATTGCGAACCAATTACTAAAAAACAATATACAGATGGATTCGCTAAATATGATGCTTGGAAGGCAAAACAAGATGCTGCACAAGCAACAGCCAAATCTGCCTTATTAGAAAAACTTGGTATTACTGAGGATGAAGCAAAACTCCTCCTTGCGTAATGAAACCATTTTTATCTAAAGCAGCTGTTCAATTACGGGAACAAATTGATGATTGCTTCCCAGGGCGTTTGCGTAAATCTGATGGGTGGATTGGTGATGCTAGACATAGCACACGAAAGAGCGACCACAATCCAGATGCAACAGGATGCGTGCGAGCAATTGATATTGACGCTAGGCTTTCTGACGACAAAGGGCTTTCAGCATATTTGGCAGATCAAATTCGATCATTCGGGAAATCCAATGGTCGCATCAGTTATGTAATTCATCAAAGCCGTATTGCATCCCCATTGCTTGGATGGCGTTGGAGATCGTATAAAGGCAATCCACACTCACACCATATCCATATCAGCTTCAAAAAAGATCAAGATAACAATTCAGAGTTCTTCAACATCCCACTACTAGGAGGCAACGCATGAAACTATCTAACAAACACAAGGCTGCAATTAAGTCATATTTAAGAGCTGTGGCTGCTTCCGGCATTACTGTCTTATTGGCGATCGTTGCTGACATTCGCCCAGAGTTTGCAATCTTGGCTGGTGCGTTAGTTGCACCTATCGCAAAAGCATTAGATCCAAAGTCTGGCAAAGAGGCTGATTATGGAATCAATGCCAAATGACAGCAAACGAATGGGTTGGTATCGCCGTTGGCGTATCCGCCATATCAACAAGTTTGTTGCTGGGTCTGCGCTGGGTTATTAAATCTTATTTACAAGAATTGAAGCCCAATTCTGGAAGTTCGATCAAAGATCAAATTACAAGATTAGAACAGCGTGTCGATGATCTGTTTGTCTTAATCAGTAAGCGATAATTTTTGTCATGGCGAACACACGCAAACCTATCAAACGCAAAAAGATCAATAAGCGTATCGTTCGCCAATCTCCTGAACCATTAACAAAGATCGATCAGCATTACACCGCATTGCATGAATGTTATAAAGCAGCTCGTAAAGCAGGATTTACACCAGAGCACGCATTCTGGCTAATGACCGAGCATAAGACTTTCCCTGATTGGATCGTAGGCGATGGCGGGATTATCCCTTCCATAGATCCAACTGACGATGAGGATGACGATTAAAGCCAATCGCAGGTATTTGATAACGCCAGATTTGCAGATCCCACTACACCACCCACAAGCTGTTAAAAACCTCATTCGCATGAGCAAGCATGAGAAATTTGATTATGTATTAAATGTTGGTGATGAACTGGATATGACTTCGCAGAGCCGTTGGGTAAAACATACAAAACTTGAGTTTGCCGAAACACTTGATGAGGAAAGAACAATTGCTCAAAACATTCTTTACGATTTAGGCACAACAGACATAATAAGATCGAACCATACGGATCGATTATTTACTACCTTGCTCAAAGGTGCTCCCTCATTGCTTGGATTGCCAGAATTGGTTTATGAGAAATTTATGAACTATTCAGATCTTGGAATTCGTTTCCATAAGAGGGCTTATGAATTTGAAAAGGGCTGGTATCTTGCTCATGGCGATGAAGGGGTTATGTCTAAGCATGCTGGTATAACTGCCCTTAATCTGGCTAAAAAGTGGGGTAATAGCGTGGTTTGTGGGCATACCCATAGGCAGGGTGCTACTCGACACCAAACTGGCTTAAATGGGCGTTATTCAACGATTTGGGGCATTGAGGCAGGACACCTGATGGACATGAAAAACAAAGCCTCTTACTTAAAATATGCCTCAGCCGATTGGAATATGGGATTTGTTGTGCTTAGTTTTGGCAAGAAAGGCATGAGCGTAGAAGTTGTGCCAGTCAATCATGATGGGTCATTCAGCTACAATAAGCGTTCTTATGGGTCGTGAAACAGACTATATCGACCGCACGATTGATGACCATATCGATGATGTTGAGGATATTGGCGTTATCTAATCGTTATAAAACACGCCGAAAGTAATTAACCAAGCCTCCTTGATCTAGGTCATACTTTATGTATCCACAACCGATGTGGACATGTAAGGGAGCAACATGAAACTAGATACAAGTAATCGAG